GCGTCCTCGGCGTCCCATCGCGCCTGGCCAACCTCGGCGCGGATGCGCGCGCGTGCGCGGTCCACGTCGATCGGGAGCCCCTGCGCCCACCACGCGAACAGCGGCGAGTCGATCCAGCGCCGCGCGGCTACGCGCTTGCCGAGTGTTGCGCCGCCGCCGACATCGGTCCCGCGCGCCTCCCGAAACGCGAACTCGATCATCGCGCAGCGGAGCGCGATGTAACCCGCCGGATCGTCTTGTGCCGCGTCGATCACTTGCGTCGCGCCTCTACGCGGGTGCGCATCTCGGCTCGCCTGTTGCGTGCCGTCTGCGAGCGCCCGAATCCGTAGCCGCGCGCGTCGTGCCGGATGCGCAATCGCGGCGGCATCCGCCACCAGCCGCAGACGCAGCTCCACGCGCGTCCGCATACGCACCCGATCTCGGCGTCGTGCTCGCGCGTCAGGCCCGCGTCGTGCGCGGCGTAGAGCACCCGCAGGCAACACCCGTCGGCGTCGTCCGGCCGGTACTTCCACTCCGCGCGCTCCGAGAATCCGAGGTCGCCCATACCGCCAATCGACGGCCATACGCTCGCGTCCAGCGGTCCCGTGATCCTCACGCATCCTCCTCCAGCGCCGCGACGATCCGCGACAGCGTCGTTAGTCGTTTGCGGTAGTCGCGCGGGCGCAGCCCGCCCTCGTGCCTGCCCTTCTCGACGTTGAGCACCGTGCGCCCGCTGATGCCGGCGCGGTCGGCCAACTCGAGCTGCGTCCAGCCGCGGGCCTTGCGCGCGGCGGCGATCTCCGCGCCGGTCACGACAGCAACACCGCGCGGATGATCTCCTCGCCGCGCGTTCGGACTTCGCTCCGCTCCACGCGATCGAGCCCGTTATCCCGCAGCTCGCGCGCGGTGGGAAGCTGACGACGGCGAGGGGAACCAGCCCGAGCGCTCACAGACGCCGCGGCCGTCTCGCGCTTGCGCGCGCCCCTCGCCGCCGAAACGCGGGCACTGGCACCGACGCTCGTGCGGCTGAACTCGGGGCCGTAGGAGCAAGTCGCGCAGGTGTCGAAGCCGAGGTCGGGCATGGACTGGCGGCAGGTGGCGCAGATCACTTCACGCTCCTCGCGGCAAACTCACCCGCCTGCTTCGCCTCTCCGCGACACGCCATCGCGAGCCGCATGGCAACCGCCGCCACCTGAATCGCCTCGGCCTCGATGGCCGCGAGCGAGTTAGACCGGATCGCGTCGATCAGCTCGTGGAACTCCTCGGTCAGCACGCCGAGGCCCTCGTGGCTGGAGTGGAATAGTCCGTAGCGAGCGTCGGCCTTCGCGATCTCCGCTTGTAGATCGTCGATCATGCGACACCCGAGAAAAGGTCCGGCTGCGCCGCGACAGCCTCGAGGTTCCGCACTGCCTGCTTCCAGTAGCTCTCCTTCAGCTCAACGCCGACGAACTTGCGCCGCTGCTTGAGGGCTACGTATCCCTCGCTGCCGATGCCCATGAACGGGGAGAGGACGGTGTCGCCCGGATTGCTCCAGAGCGTCACACAGCGATGGATCAGATCGAGCGGAAGCGGGCAGATGTGCTTCTCGTCTCCGTCGGCGCGGTGCGCGTTCAACACGTCAGTCTCGCGCGTGTCCATCCACACCGGCGATGCGTACTCCTGCCACTGCGGCAGCGGGAAGCTCTCGTGCGTGTGTGTTACAGGTTCGACGTTCGCCGCCGATTCCTCGCTCTTCGCCCACTTGCGGAACACAACGAAGTATTCCGGCAGCCCCTGACGGCTGTAGGTTGAGTCGCTGCGGAGTTGCTTGTAGAGCAACCCGCGCGCCTTCGTTTTGGTCATCTCGCGAACCGGGCAACGCCACACGGTCACACGAGAGTGGAAATCGAATCCCGCCTCGATGTGCTCGCGAATGAGCATCCCGGGGAAGTCGCGCAGTCCAGCCGTCCCGCCCTGGTTCTGGTAGTAGACGAGATCCTTGCAGTGCACCGCTACGATCCGTCCGGGCCGCATGATCCGGTGCAGCTCGCGGACCATGTGCCGATACTGCTCGAAGAACTCGGCGTCGTCGGCCGTGTTGCCCATGTCCGCCGCCGAGTCGTTGTAGATGTAGAGGCCCGAGAACGGCGGCGAGTAGACCGAGAGATCGATCGAGTCCGCGGGGAGTTGTGACAGCACGTCCACGCAGTCGCCCAGATAGGCCGCGTATCCCTCTCCGTGCGCTTCGTTCAGGCAGCGAACCATGACGGCAATCTCCCCTCGTGTGTCGGGTTGTACGGGACGCGAACATCGCTAGAGAGTCCCATCGCGCGTCGCATGGCAGCGCGCATCTCTCGCTTCATGCCGTCGTGGTCGCCGGCTTTGCGGTCGATTACGCGGCCAATCGAGTCCTCGCCTTGGGCGACGATGACGTGACACTCGACGGGGCGTTTCTGCCCGAAGCGCCAGAATCTCCGCACGGCCTGATACCAGCTCTCGTACGAGAAGCTGCGCCCGACGAATACGGTGCGCGCGCAGTGCTGGAGGTTGAGGCCGAACCCGCAGACGCTCGGCTTCGTAATCAGGACTCGCGCCTCACCCGACAGGAAAGCGGCGACGCCCTCTTCTTTCTTCTCGATCGAGTACGACCCGCGCACCTCTACCGCGTCGCGCCCGAGCGCGGCCTTGATCGCATCGGCCTCGTAATCAGTGTCGCACCATAGTAGCCACGCCTCCGCGGGCTCCGCATCGACGAGCCCGGCCGCCACTTCGGCGCGCGCCTGCGCCGTCTGGCGCTTCACGCGGTGCATGTCGGTCGCCGAAACGGTGCCCGTGTCGAAGAGCGCCCCATCGGCCTTGACGGTTGCTAGCGCACGGTGCCGATGCACATTCAGCGGAGGCAACACGAACCCGTCGTCGGAGTCGCCGAGGTCCGAAGGCATCGAAGCCATGCGGCACCACGATGCCATCCAATTCCAGAACGAATCGACGCCGTGACCCTTGATGCGATAGCGGCCCATCTCGGTCTGATCGGATACGAACCAGCGCGCGAGCATCTCGTTCGACGGCATGACGCCGCAGAACTCGGCGTGCTGCCCAAGTTCCATATGGTCATTGGGCGCAGGCGTTGCCGTCGCCGACAGGCGGAACCGATGCGAGGCAAACGCCGAGATGAGCGCGCGCGTAGTCTTACCGGTGAAGCTCTTGAGGATCGACCCCTCATCGAGAGAGACGGCGCCGAACGCGGCAGGATCGAGCTTTTCGAGCCGGTCGTAGTTGCAGACGTTGATCCCGTCGTCGGCCTCGTGCTGCTCGCGGATTACCCGGATCTCGTATCCCCACCGATGTCCCTCGCGCTCGATCTGCCGGGCGACCGCCAGCGGCGTCAGAATCAGCGCGCGGCCGTTCGTTGCCTCGGCTGCGATGCGCGCCCATTCGAGCTGCACGCTCGTCTTTCCGAGCCCTGTGTCGAGGTAGAGGCCACCCGATCCAGTGCGCGCGAGGAAGTCCACGCAGTGCGCTTGGAACGGGTATAGGTGGCCCATCAGATCGGGTACGCGATTGACTCCGCGCGACGGTGCCACCACTTCCTTGCGCCGCAGTAGTGCGGCGTACTCGGGGTTCATCGCCGCTCCTGCAACCGCGCCGACCGCGCGAGCCATTCTTGCCACTCGGCAGCGCGGATCTCCTCCGCCTCCCGATCTGCCGCCACGCGCGACTCCCACGATTCCCGCGCCGTGCGCCGGTTCTCGTCGATGCGCTCGCGGATGGCGCTCATGCGCGCCTCCGCGTCGGCGATCTTCTGGGCGCGGTCAAACAGACCGAGCGGGAACAGTTTCATTCGTGTCTCCCGGGTGTCGTCCCGACCGACCCGCGCGCGAGGCCCGCGCGCCGTGAGGCCGGCCGGGACGCCCCCCGCTTCAGTGCCCAGCGCCGAGGGCGCCCGGTCAGAAGGTCGCGAAGTGAAAACCCCGCAGCGGTCAGGACGGCTTCGTGCCGGTCCCAGATCGCCAGCGCGAGGTCCCGGCTGGGGACGCGCCGCTCGGCGTCGCAGACAACGGACTGGACGGTGCCCATGCGGCGCGCGAACTCGGTCTGCGTCTCGCC